AAACTTTCTGGTTAACTCATTACCAGAATCGGTCCCACCGAGTTTGAGTAATCGGTCCAACCGAGTTTGCCTGACCAACTCTCTGGAAAGCTTATTACCAAAATCGGTCTCACCGAGTTTGTGTAATCGGTCTTACCGAGATTACGTTATGCATTAACCCTAACCATATCGGTCCTACCGAGTTGCATGTCGGTCCCACCGAAAATCCTAACGGTCACATTATGAACTAAATCGGTATGGCCGAGTTTAACGATTCGGTCCCACCGAGTTTGGTAAATTGTGTGTAACGGTTAGATTTTGTGTGGAGGCTATATATACCCCTCCACCCACTCTTCATTCGTGGAGAGAGCCATCAGAACGAACCTACACTTCCAACTTACATTTTCTGAGAGAGAACCACCTACACTTGTGTTGAGACCAAGATATTCCATTCCTACCATATGAATCTTGATCTCTAGCCTTCCCCAAGTTGCTTTCCACTCAAATCTTCTTTCCACAAAATCCAAATCCTATGAGAGAGAGTTGAGTGTTGGGGAGACTATCATTTGAAGCACAAGAGCAAGGAGTTCATCATCAACACACCATTTGTTACTTCTTGGAGAGTGGTGTCTCCTAGATTGGTTAGGTGTCACTTGGGAGCCTCCGACAAGATTGTGGAGTTGAACCAAGGAGTTTGTAAGGGCAAGGAGATCGCCTACTTCGTGAAGATCTACCGCTAGTGAGGCAAGTCCTTCGTGGGCGACGGCCACGGTGGGATAGACAAGGTTGCTTCTTCGTGGACCCTTCGTGGGTGGAGCCCTCCGTGGACTCGCGCAACCGTTACCCTTCGTGGGTTGAAGTCTCCATCAACGTGGATGTAGGATAGCACCACCTATCCGAACCACGGGAAAAACATCCGTGTCTCCAATTGCGTTTGAATTCTCCAAACCCTTCCCTTTACATTCTTGCAAGTTGCATGCTTTACTTTCCGCTGCTCATATACTCTTTGCATGCTTGCTTGATATGTATTGTGTTTGTTTTTTGTCAGATACTTTGTAAAAACAGCATACATATTTTAGTTTTCCCCGTTAGCACTTTATATTAAAGCACCCCGCTGATAAACGGATAAGGTGTTATTGCCAATACAAAAAGTTTAGCATTAGTTTGTGTGGCGCTCATAATAAATACGTCAAACTCATTAGCTATCTCTTTCAAGCGTGTTGAAAGAAGAGAAAGGATAATATCTTCACGCATTGCCATACCATGCGTTTTGTTTGTCACTTCAGTAAAAAGACCAAGAGAAGAGTTGAGGTAATCAAAGAACACCACCTTGGTATGATTAACACGGATATTTCTCTTGATGGTGTTCTCTACCTGCTTGACGGTATAATCAGGGAGGATTTCAAGATAGAGAGGTGCGGCTTTTAGTGTCTCTTTGGCCTCTTTAAATACCTCATCTTCAAAGGATATCCTTTGCAACAGAATATCCTCTTCGTTGTATCCAGTCAAGAATGCCAACGCCATTGTAATAAGCTCGTCATAATCAAGCTCTGTAGAGATAAATAGAACTGGCTGGTTGTTCTTGTGCTCCCATTGCTGTGTTTCCGTATTATAGATTTTATTACAAGCCATATAACAAGCATCAGCAAGCATTGATCGGGTTTTCACTCTGTTATCCTAAAGGTTTTTTATCCTCTAGCTCTTACGGTTTCCCGCAAGGTCGGCATATCTTTTCTGTTTATAAACAGTCGCAGTCTCTTGGAGGGATTATATTCTCTTATGAGGTTCACCCTCTATGCTCTGCCCCTGACTAAAATATTACTTTTAGCCTTCGGTTCGGATTAGCGTAGCCTTGCGGCCTTAGCCTTCCCGCTTAATCCTGCGATTTATTGTCGGCAAAATCTCTTACCGACACCTGTTGGTGCGCTTCTTAGATAATACTTACCATATCTTGCGCCACGAGTGATATAGTTAAGCTGCTTATCATAGAATGGAGCGCCTACCTCGGGAGATTCTTCAAGCAACATTAAGACACTCTCAACATTGTTCCCGATTCTGATTGCCTTGTCTGTGGCATTATCGACATATATGTCACGAACTGTAAGAACTTTGTTGTCTACCAAATCTGCGAGTTCGTTGAGAGACAGTTTGTTAAGATAGTTCTCCTGCTGCTCTTTCTTTACCGCGTCAAGAAGATTCTCTGGGTCATACAACCAAGTCATATCGACCCCGGCATCTGAATAACCGCGAAGTAGTGTCATCTTCTTCAAACGCCCATAGTAATAGTCAAAATTGGGCAGGTCAGCATTGTCTATACAATTTTGAAGCCACTCTGCCCCACGTGATTGCTGGTATATCCCATACGATTCTGGGTGGTCTACCAGATAGTCTTCAACAGTTTTTGGGGATATCTTCTCTGCACCCATTTGGTGGAGATTGAATATTGCTCCAAAAGCCACTCGATGAATGGGAGTCACAAAATCATCCTGAGAATAGAAATACTGTCCGTCTTCGTTCAATAAATTAGGCTGCAAGACGGTACAGCCAATTACTTGAATCGCCGCAATCGTATCATAATAGTTTGGCTTAGCCAAATACTCACCTCCCTCCTATTTAAGCTCGAACAGTTTGAGGGTCTTTGGTTTGGTCAGATATGGCGGTGGCGCAGTTACACGCTCCACCTCGGGTTTGCTATAAGCCACTATGTTGCTTGCTATCTCTTGGAACTCCTCTTGCTTCTCGTAGTATTCCAATGCTTCTTTGTAGATGTGCGGCACAATGCCGATTCCACCACCAGATTTAGCGGGGTCAGATTTCTTAACATCGTACCAGTATACCAAGACCTTTGCTATATCATCAAACGATAACCCAATGTCTTGTGTGTATTCTTGTATCTGTTCCTTTACTTTTGGATAATAGTATCTTTTGCCAAGATAATAGCGACAAACTTTTAATAGGTCTTTGTGTTCCATAATAAGAAAGGAGGATAGAAAACATCCTCTTCTATCCTCCCTTCATCAGTTACTAAATGCCATTTCCGACATATTCCTTCAAATCATCAAGGATAAGCTGTACCATATCTGCCTGTGCCGGAGTACACTCTGAAATCTTCTTGCCCTTCCCCAGATACTTCTCGACGATATGCTGGATGTTCGGGGCGTGCTTTGTGCCAAACGAGCTGCCAGTGGCCTTTTGCAGCCTACTAACTAGGTCATCGAACTCGCCCATCAGCTCGTCAAAATCGGGCGTCTCGGTAACGGCAACAGACTCTCGCTCGTCTGTGACGAATGCGTTGTTACTCATTTCGGCTTCCTTATCAATGGCATCGTTCAGTGCCTTTGACAGAGCTGCGTAATTGAACGGAATCTCCGGCTCGATATACTTGAATCGAGACTTGCACTCTACTGTACCGTCCATCGAACGGATGGTAAGCATGACCTCGGGCATACCGTTCTCGATAGAGACTTGGTGGGCATATGCCTCAATATCAGACATGTTGCGGATAATCTCGTTGTAAGACGGAGCGAGAGAGGGCACAATCTGGTTGTACTCTGTCCCGTCCTCACGCTTGAATACCTTATCCTTGGAGTGAGAGATAAAGAATAGCGCGTATCCCTGCTGAGCAATGGTACGGAATACGTCCTCGAACTCCTTCTTCATCAGCTTGAATCCGCCACCCCACGAAATATCACCAAGCTTCTCGACGCCTTGCTGATTGCAGATATACTTCTCACACATATCTGCGGCTAGGTCTACGGTATCAACAGAAATTGACTTATAGACTTCCTTTACCTCTGGCTTCTTCAGTTCTCGAACAACCTGCTTCATTTCCGCCCAAGAAGTAATGTCCTGAGCCATGACCCCAGGCAATGCATTATATCCGCGCTCGCACGCAAGAAGCAGTGCTCGGTCTAGCTGAGACGCTAGGGTTGTCTTTCCCGTACCACCAGCGCCGTAGATATACGTGATATAACCGCTCAGGTCTCGACTCACCTTGTGGGGCTTGATATTAAGAAGATTAATAGCCATACATTCTCCAATCTATTGATATGTTTTTTTGTCTTGTCTTTAGATTAGAAAACGTAGTTGTTATCATTCTTAGCGGGAATGGCGTTAGAAGCAGGAGCGGCCGCAGAAGCAGGGAAGCCAACACGACCAATAGCAGTGTTGTTCTGATTCTGGGTGCGGGCAGCTAGGTCAGCAAGTCGTGCATTACGCTCACCCATCTTCTGGGTAAGCTCGGCCTGAGTGATGGTGTCCTCCCCAAGACCCTCATTCACATTAGCGCCAACGACTTCCCAAGTGCGGAAGGTGCGGCTAGTCTCATGAACCTGTGGAGCGCCAAACGCAGTCTTGGCGCTATCCTCTTCCTGCTCAGAGACCACGACTGTAGACTTGATATTGCCCCAGACCTTGCCGAAGTAAGGATTGGCCGCAGAAATGTCCTCGCCTAGGAAGAAGTTCTTACCACCCTCAGACTGGACAGAGAACGTGACAGGAAGAACATCACCGCGATAGTTAAAGGCAAAGCCTCGTAGAGACACATAATCAGAGCCATCGTTAGACTCACTCTCGACTGCGGCCTGAAGCAGAACGTCAGCCTCGAAGGAAGTCGCAGGAACCTTGTCAGAGGAAATGGCCTCACCAGCGTTCAGAAAGTGAAGGAACGAACCACGAACACGCTTGCCAGTGACGAGCTGACCGTCACGACCATAGAAGTCATTTACATCGATGGCACCCTGAATACGCACACGAGCAGCATCTGTACCGCACTCTTCATAGGTCTTGTTCTCGGCAATAATCTGATGAAGATTGGTAAAGGTAGCATTTGTTTTGCCAGCCTTAGTCTTCTCGTTCACAAAAAAGTTCACAGGAACGACATTAAGGGCATCATCGTCCGTCGCGACATTCACAATCCCCATAATGATCTTCTCGCCAGGATTGCGAGTTGAATCGCGCTCCTGTAGAGTGTGGGAAAAAACATAGCCTCGCACCGATACATTATTGATGAAATTTTGCTTAGCCAAATCAGCACTCTCCTTTTATCGAGTATAAAAACCAATAATCAAAAAATCTAGATATATATTATCAATCAAAAATCAAAGTGTCAAGTGTCATTCCTTGAGAGTGTTTGATTGATTTCCACGCTTAGAGTTAAGTCCAACAGAGTCAGTCGAATATAGGTCAATAAAGAATCTCTCTTTGTCATCAAGTTCTTCTTTCGGACACTCTGCCAAAAGCTCAAAGGAGAAATTCCACGCACCGTCTCGCCGCATAGCTGAATAAAGTTGGTTGGCATTGCTTGCGGGCATAGCGCCTATTCCGCATTTGATATGCTCCATAAAACGAGATTTTACTTTCACGGATTGGCCGACATAGGCTTCACCGGTCAGACGGTCAGTGATTTTATAGACGCCGCAAACCTCGTCTTGTCCTAAGATACCTGTCAGGAAATTTTTCATCTTCTTTTGGAAGAATACCGACCAAATGCATTTCCCCAGTACCTCTGGGAACTTCAATCTTGGCATCACGGTATCAAGATATTCAATATCGCCAATCTCGTCTTGTGTCATAGGGATGCAATATTTGTCTGGTTGCTCTTGGATTTCACGCTCTTTGCGAGCAGCCTCTATTGCGGCATCACGAGTTCTCTTCAAGGAATCAAGTTCTTGTTCTACCAGTTGCTTGTCTTGTTCCATCTGTTGAACTGATTCTTGATATTGCTCGAATTGCTCTTCCTTGCGCCTCTGCATCTGTTGGTCTAACTCTTTATTCTTTTTCTGATACTCAGCATCCAAAGCCTTTATCCGTTCGTCGTATGCACGTTGGGCGGACGCTTGAGCATCGTTCATCAACTGCTTTTTGGATTGATATGTCTTCTCAAGTTCATAGACCATAACCTTCTTGTCTCGGAGGTCTTTATCAATCATTGCTCGTTCTTTTAGGACTTTATCATTATTCAGTTGTTCTTGATGTTTAACCGTCTTTTGACCAACAACAAAAGCGACAAGGATTAAGACAATGGATACCGCGACAAACGCTAAGACTATCGCGGTATCCATGAATCACCTACTCCTCGGCTAGAGGGTCAATTAGCTGACCAGCTGGGGTAAGATGAATGAACTTGACCTCCTCTTCGCCAACCATAGTTGCCTCACGAACCACATACCCCTTCTTTACGAGACTATTCAGAATACCCGTAATAGAACGAGAAGGAACCTCTGCGGCCTCGGCCAGCTCCTTTGCCGTCATATCTACATTCGTGTTCTCCTGTAGAAAAGTTAGAACCTTTTGAGCATTCTCAGAAAACTTAGCCATAATCAATCTCCTTTTATCTCCTTGAGGATTACTCCTCGCTTATGTTATATACTTATTATACCCAATCTTTAATGCGTTGTCAATCCATCTCTTTTACCTTTTGTTCCAAGAGAAGCAAAGTGTTCTGTTGGCTCCTTGGTAGGCTTGATGATATACACGCTGTCTTGCGGGCTTAGCTTGATGGCTACACGGCCAGTTGATGCTTTGCCGCAAACCTTCAAATCAGATATGTCGCAACATAACTTATACCCATTGACGGACTCTATATACAAATATTTCTCTGTTGGTTCAAAGACAAACAGAACATCGTTCTTGGGGAAATAGTCTTGCCCCTTTATATTCTGGGTAGTGCCATTGAACAGAGAGGTATTGAACTTTTTTATACGGCCAGACTTGGATATGGCAACTACATCTTTGTCTTCACCATTCGCCGCAATCATCCTGATATGCGTAAGCCCTGTTCCAAGAATCGTTCCTAAAGCAGTTCCTTTCTCAGAGGCAAGGCACTGTTTGATTTTCTCTACCTTTAGGCGATATACCTTGTGTGTGTTGTATATCTGAATATACCCATCTGTGGTAGTTTCAATACACCCGAGATTGCCGTCAATCTTCCTATACTTGGCCGCAGGGATGGACTTAATATATCCATTATCAGTATAACAGACCACAACCGGTTCTGCGGCCTTTTCCTTCTTGGCTCTTGGGACAGTGACAACCTCTTTTTGAATAACCTGCGTGCGGCGATTGTCTCCAAACTTCTTAGATACCTCTTGGAATCGATCAATCATCACGGCGTAAAGTCTATCCTTATTGCTTAAGATATCCTTGACTTCCGCAAGCCTGTCCATATTTTTATTTAGCTTTTGCTCAATGTCACTAATCTCAAGTTTTGATAAACGAGATAGCTTCATATCGAGAATGGCCTTGGCTTGCTCTTCATCTATCTGTAGCGCCTTTTGCAAACTGCTACTGGCTTCCTGAAAAGATTCTGCGGCTTGTACGTATTCAACAACTACATCAATGTTTCTGGCCGTAAGCCGGAGAGCGTTAAGAATCTTTATCTTGTGATGCAGCTCTTCTTTCTCATGTTCATAGCATCTAGTATATACTTCCTCCTCGTGCCGCAAGTGTGAAAGCAGTGCATCTTTCCACTTGAATACCTTTGGAAAACGTCCATCCTCTAGCATCGTAAGATTAATACTGTAAGAACTCTGCAATGACGTGTTCTGATACAAATAATCAATCATCTGCTTTGGGTCTGCGGCTTTAGCAAGATAAAGTTTCATACAGACTTGCTCACCAGTTAAGTCATTGATTCTGACAATCCCAAAGTTATCATCTTTTTGCGATAGCTTTTCAAGCTCGCCGCAAACGGTATTAGTGTAAACTCCATATGGCAGCTCAGTTACAATCAAGCAATGTTCTTTATTATCATACTCAACTTTAGCCTGAATGATAGCTGCCTTACCGGTTCCCTTTTTAAGACTCTCTATTACTTCGTCTTTGTTGATTATGATACCACCAGTAGCGAAATCTGGCAAACAAACAATCTCGTCATCACTAATATCAGGATTTTTAAGCAGGTTAATTAATGCCTGATTAACCTCTTTAAGATTGAACTGTGGAATTGAGCTAGCAAGACCAACAGCAATACCAAAAGAACCATTGACGATATTATAAAACCCCAAAGAAGAAAGAACCCTAGGATATTGCTCTGTATCGTCATAATTATCTACCCACTCTTGGATACTGTACTTATCTGTATCCTGTAAAAGATAATTTGCCAAAGCCGAAAGCCTAGAAGACGTGTAACGAGAAGCAGCCCAGTTACCGGTTTCTGTTTGATTGCCGTAAGAGCCTTCGACCTCTACTAGCGGATAGCGCAGCGAAAAAGGCTGTCCGCTTCGCATGATAATACCTTCGCACGAGCTGTCACCGTGTATGTAAGTTCTCATTGCAGAACCGATGGCCTTGAGGGTCTTTTTAAAAGGCTTGTCATGTACAAAGTTGTCGGTATACATACAATAATAGATTTGTCTCGCAGAGGGCTTTACGCAATCTCGTACATCAACCAGAGCGCGAGATTGAATAACTGCACCTGCGTATTGAGAGAATGACTCGTCTACAACGTCTCCTAGATAAACGTCATAATCCATTATTCTCTCACCTCCGCGAAATCGATATTTTCAAAAATGTACTTTTTTCTACCAGCCACATTTGTTCCCATTAACTTTTCCAATAGCAGGATGGAATTATCGTCGGATTTGATAACATCTATATGTTGATTGTCTCCAAACATTGATGCTCTAGCCTGTTCTGCGGACAGAGAGCCAAGCCCCTTATTCCTTTGCAGGTCTCCTTGTAGCTTTGCTTTAGCTCGTGCGGCATTGAGTTCAGCATCGGTAAAGAAATATGTGTCTTTCTTCTTGCCTTTAAGAATGTAAAGCGGAGACCTAAGCCAACATAGCCTCCCCTCCTTGATAAACTCAGGACAAAAATGCTGCAACGCTGCGGCAATCAACAAACCAATATTGTAGCCATCGCTGTCAGAATCAGTACAAATCGCTACGCGGCCATACCTAAGCTGTGAGCTATCATAATTTCCCGGCTCAATATTGAGAGCTTGCAAGAGAAGTTGAATCTCTTCGTTCTTTAGTAGCTTTGTTTCTGAATTAGTAAATGCGTTAATTAGTTTGCCACGAAGCATCAAAATCCCATATTTGGACACATCGCGTGCGACTGCAACGGATGCACCGGCTGAGAGTCCTTCCACGATCAGGAGAGTAGAATCTTGTCCCAGATATTCCGCATCTTTTAATTTGTCAGGATGAAGAATCTTATTCTTCTTTTTCTTTTGTCGCTGTTGCTTTACTGCTTCTCTAGCTTTCTTTGCAGCTTCAGTAGCACGTCTGGCAAGCACCGCCTTCTCGATAATCGCCTTGCCACTATCGGGATTATTATCTAGCCAAACCTCTAGCTGCTCGCTAAAGACTTCATTTAGGAAAGGAACGAAGTCTTTATTTACAACTCGGCTTTTAACTTGCGAGTCGTAAGAAACACTTGGAGCAATTAGATTGAATACCAATACCAATCCTTCTTGGAGAGATTCACCATCGAGATTCTTCTCTTTTTCTTTAAGAAGACCTTGTTCACGCGCCCACTTGTTAAGCTCTTTTGTGATAGTTCCTTTGATGGCTGTGATATGTGGCCCCTGCTCTGTCAAACCGTAATTGACATATGCTCGAACGGCCGCAGAATCCCTAGAGCAATAATCGATGCCACAGTCTATTCTATATTTTTCTTGATTCTTTTGGAAGACAAATGGAGTGGCGATTTCCTTCGATTCTCCAATAGCTTCTTGGATAAGGTATCTCATCCCATCTGGATGTTTAATAGATTCTTTCTCGCCA